GCGTAAAGAGATGCAATCTCGTCAAGAGGAAGAAGAAAAGGATACCGGTATCGGTATGCGTAAGTCTCTTCTTGATACCGAGCGTAGGGCTAAAGATTTTGAGCGCAAGCAAGAGCGCCCTAACTACCCCACTGCTGCTCGTGTGAAAGAACAACGCCCACGCGCGTTTTCTAGCAAAATTGAATCTAGCCCTCGTGCGCGGGCACTCGCTGAGCGTAAGAAACGTGAGCGCGATACCGCTCGTGGAGCTGTGCAGGGTGAGTCGTTTAAGTCCGGCGGTATGGTGGGTTCTGCGTCTAAGCGGGCCGATGGCATCGCCACCAAAGGAAAAACTCGCGGAAGGATCTATTGATGGATGCGATGGTTTGGAATACAGTGGTATCTGTATTCATCGGACTGTTAGCGTGGGTTCTTAAAGAGAAGTCAGTCGAGCTAAAGAGGCTTGAGATTCTCCTGAATAAAACTCGTGAAGAAGTTGCTAAAGAGTACGTGACCAAGGTTGAGGTTCACAACGACATCAACCGCGTACTAGACCGACTGGATCGCCTTGAAGCTAAGCTGGATGCGTTTATAAAAGGTCATAACGATGCCCTCAAGTAGTCAGAAGCAGCACAATCTTATGGCTGCTGTGGCGAACAACCCCGCCTTTGCCAAGAAGACGGGTATCCCTGCGTCCGTTGGACGTGAGTTTATGAAGGCTGATAAGGGCAAGAAGTTTGGGGGCGGGCCTAAAACTCGTCCTGATAGTCAGGTCCTCAACAAACCGAAGACCGCACAGGGGTCTTCTGAATTTTTTAAGGATGGTGGTGCCATGAAAGAATCCAAAGCTATGGTTGGTAAAGAGATCGCCTTCATGAAAAAGAAGGGCGCTCCCAAGTCCATGATCAAACATGAGATGGCTGAAGCCAAGGGTATGAAGTACGGTGGCAAAGCTAAGAAGATGGCCTCTGGTGGCCTTTCGGCGGGCCATAAGAGTGCTGATGGTGTTGCCCACAAAGGCAAGACCCGAGGGATGCAAGTGACGATGCGCAAAGGCGGGATGTGCTGAGATGGCTACCAAAGGTAAGGCGCGTGTCGTCGGCCCGTTCCAAGCTGTCACTCCTCCTGATATGGGAGAAGATGAAAAGGCAGCGCGTGAAGCTAAGCCTGCTCCTGCCCCTAGCATGACTCCTTCTCCCGAAGCCCAGAAAAAGCTGGAGGAGATGAGCAAAGAGGCTAAGGAGAAGAAAGCGACGGATCGCGCATACGAGCGGTCGTTGACCAATCCGAAGTTTGCTAGCGGCGGTTATGTTCGTGCAGCAGACGGTTGCGCCCAACGTGGCAAAACTCGTGGGAAGATGGTGTAACTATGATGGCTTCTCGCGGTATGGGCGCAATCAACCCCTCCAAAGTACCCAAAGGCAAGACTCGACATCGTAAAGATGGCGATGAGTTTCAGGTGTACGCTGGGGGTGGTATGACTGGCCCTAAGCTGCGAAACGTCGATAGTGCTGATAATCCAGAAGGGTTGGCAGGTCAGTACAGTACCCCCTTAGACTCGGACCTTACTGCAGCTAAAAAGCGAGCTAAGAGCGCAGGGGCTACAAGTACCGTCAAAGCTATTGAGGCTGAAGAAGGCCTGAGAAAACGGTTGCAAGGGTACAAAGAAGGCGGTAAAAGCCGTGTGAACGAGGCTGGTGTGTACACCAAGCCCGGTATGCGTAAAGCGCTGTTTGAATCCATCAAGGCTCGTGCAGTGCAAGGCACTGCGGCAGGGCAGTGGAGCGCCCGCAAAGCGCAGCTCCTAGCAAAGCAGTACAAAGCTAAGGGTGGTGGGTACAAATGAAAGCCTCTCAGCAGTCCTTGAAAGACTGGACCGCCCAAAAATGGAGAACCAAAAGTGGTAAACGATCTACTGACACGGGTGAAAGATATCTTCCAGAAGCTGCGATCAAAGCTCTTTCCCCCCAAGAATACGCCGCAACCACCCGAGCAAAACGAGCAGGCAAAGCCGCCGGGAAGCAATTCGTAAAACAGCCACCTAAAGTGGCTGCTAAAACTGCGAGGTACCGATAATGGCTAGCAAGTTTCCTGATCTCACGGGTGATGGCAAAGTCACTCAAGCCGACATCCTCAAGGGGCGTGGTGTTGAGGGTATGAAGAAAGGTGGTGCCACAAAGAACTGGATCAAAGACGCAATCTCTAAACCGGGGTCGCTCCGCAAGGCGATGGGCGTAAAGGCAGGTAAAACAATCCCTGCCAAAAAGCTGGCCGCTGCCGCCAAAGCTCCCGGTAAACTAGGTCAGCGGGCTCGGCTCGCTCAGACGCTAAAGAAGTTGGGTAAGTAAATGGCATACACTTCCGGCACCACTGCTTTTAACCTCGACCTGTCTGAGCTGGTCGAAGAGGCTTTTGAGCGAGCGGGTGCGGAACTTCGCACTGGCTATGACTTACGTACTGCGCGACGTAGCCTGAACATCATGTTTGCCGACTGGGCAAACCGTGGCATCAACATGTGGACGATGGAGCAGGGGGTGATCCCTCTCAACACAGGACAAGCCACATACCTGTTGCCTAACGACACGGTGGATCTTCTTGAGCATGTGATCCGTACGCAAGCAAACAGTACGTCAAACCAAGCGGATCTAACCATCACGCGCATCAGTGTGTCGACTTACGCCACGATCCCTAATAAGCTGACTCAGGGTCGTCCAATCCAGTTGCTTGTTAGCCGTTACGACGGTCAAGATTCTGCGTCTTCCTATCAGGTTACGTCTACTCTGAACTCGACCGCTACGACTATCACGCTCTCCAGCACTACCGGGGCTTCGCCGACTAACACGTTGCCGGGGTCGGGTATCATCAAGATTGATAGCGAGTACATTTACTACAATGAGCTCGTGCAGACATCTCCAAGTAACGGTTCCACCAGCGGTGTTTACACTCTGTACAACTGCATCCGTGGGTTCAACGATACTACTGCAGCATCTCATTTGACTTCTGCGGTTATCTACAAAGTCAACACCCCGACCGTGACTGTTTGGCCGACTCCGAACGCTGGTGGTGGATATCAACTTGTGTACTGGCGACTGCGTAGAACGCAGGATGCAGGTGATGGCAGTAACGTGATGGACGTGCCGTTCAGGTTTATTCCTTGTATGGCGGCTGGCCTTGCGTACTACATCGCTGGGAAGATTCCTTCGGGCTATGAGCGGTTGCCTATGTTGAAGCAACAGTACGACGAAGCATGGGCGCTCGCGTCTGAAGAAGATCGTGAGAAGGCTGCAGTTCGGTTCGTGCCCCGTCAACAGTTCATTGGCAGTGGTCCGTAATGGGCAATAGGTTTGCCTCTGGTAAGAATGCGATCGCTGAATGCGATCGTTGCGGGCAGCGTTACAAATTAAAGATCCTTCGTCGAGAGATCATCAAGACTAAGAACTATGACTTGATGGTTTGTCCTGAGTGTTGGGACCCTGATCATCCGCAGTTGCAGTTAGGTATGTATCCTGTGGATGACCCTCAAGGGCTTAGGAACCCAAGGCCGGATAAGAGCTACGTTATTTCTGGTGTTCTATCCGATGGTTATTTGGGTGAAGGCAGTCGTATCTTTCAGTGGGGTTGGAATCCGGTCGGTGGTTCTCGTGCGAACGATGACGGGTTGACACCGAATAACTTGGCTCTGTCGATACAACTTGGTACAGTTACAGTCGTAACTACTTAAGGAATTCATCATGGATGCTAAAAAAGCTGTCCACAAGCACGAACGGGCCATGCACCCCGGCAAACCCCTTACTAAACTGGCTAAGGGTGGTAAGACTAACGAGCAGATGCGTAAGCTTGGGCGTAACTTGGCGAAGGTTGCCAACCAAAAAGTCTCGTCTTTCAAGTACAAATCTTCGCGTGGGGGTTGAGATGGCTAAGTTCAGCATGAAGCAAGGCGGCAAAGAGGTCGGCCCCGCGTCGGTCTATGCGCCCCCGCATACCATGACGGGTAGTTCAAAAGTCAAGTTGGGTAACGGCTATGATGCCGAGCCCACCAAAGCCGACAGCGTTAATATGTCTGTGTACGGTGTGGACCGTCATGGCTATAGCCCGGAAGCAAAGACCACTGGCATCAAGATGCGTGGCACGGGTGCGGCGACTAAGGGTGTCATGTCCAGAGGGCCGATGGCGTGAATTATTCTGAGTTGGTAAATGCAATTCAGTCTTATACTGAGAACCAGTTTCCGGCGACTTACCTTGCTGATGGTTCTACGGTATCGAGCACTAGCCAGATCAATCGAATCATTGAGCAGGCTGAGCAGCGCATTTACAACTCGGTACAGTTCCCTTCGCTGAGGAAAAATCAGACGGGTATTGTATCTACCTCTACGCCCTACCTTTCGGCCCCCTCGGATTTTCTGTCGTCTTATTCGTTTGCTGTTATCGACTCTACGGGTCGGTACAACTACATGCTCAACAAGGATGTGAACTTCATCCGCGAAGCTTATCCCAGCCCTTCAACTACAGGCTTGCCTAGGTTTTACGCCCTATTTGGCCCAACCGTAACGGGCGGTGTTATTACTAATGAACTCTCGTTCATACTAGGCCCCAAGCCGGATACGACCTATACGGTAGAGCTGCACTATTATTACTATCCCCAGTCAATCACAACTGCGGGTACTACTTGGCTTGGTGACAACTTCGATACGGTGCTGTTGTACGGGTGCCTCATTGAGGCATATACCTACATGAAGGGGGCGCAAGACATAGTCACCCTTTATGACACCAAGTACAAAGAAGCGCTGGCTCTGGCTAAACGTCTTGGCGACGGTATGGAGCGTCAGGATG